GTGGAACAAATAGAAAATCTACATTAACAAGACTTAAAAAATATATTTTCTCCTCAATATCTGGAGATGGAACTGCATCAAATTCTGGTGTATTATCACTTGCTGGAACATCTGTTACTAACTCAATGTTAGCAGGGTCAATCGCAAATAGTAAACTTGCAAATAGTGCTGTTCAGTTTGGTTCTACTCTAGTATCTTTGGGTGGTGCTTCTACTTCAATCGCTGGTGTTACTGAATTAGATGTTGACAATGTTAATATAAATGGTAACACAATCAGTACAACAAATACAAACGGTAACTTAGTATTAGACCCAAATGGAACTGGAACAATTGATGTTTCAAGTACAAGAATAATAAATCTTGCAGCTCCAACTAATGTAACTGATGCAGCTACAAAAGCATATGTTGATGCACAATTACAAGGTCTTGAAGTTAAAAATTCAGTAAGAGTTGCTACAACTGCAAACGGAACTCTTGCATCTGCATTTGCAAATAACTCCACAGTTGATGGTGTCACTCTTGCAACTAACGATAGAATACTTTTGAAAAATCAGTCAACTGGTTCAGAGAATGGTATCTATACAGTAAATGCAAGTGGTGCTCCGACTCGTGCATTTGACTTTGATGCAGATTCAGAAGTAACTGGTGGAACATTCTTCTTCGTAGAAGAGGGTACTGTAAACGCAGACAACGGTTTTGTTTTGACCAATGATGGTTCAATTACTGTAGGTTCTACTGCATTAACATTTACACAATTTTCTGGTGCTGGACAAATTACTGCTGGTGATGCACTTACAAAATCTGGAAACACATTGAATGTTGGAGTTGATGACTCTTCTATAGAAGTTAGTTCAGATGCACTAAGAGTAAAAGCATCTGGTATTACAAATGCAATGTTAGCTGGTTCTATTGACTTAACTGCAAAAGTTACTGGCGCATTACCAGTTGGAAACGGTGGTACTGGTTTAGCTTCAATTGCAAAAGGTTCAGTTCTAGTCGCAAACTCTGCTAACACACTTAGTGCGTTAGATGGAGGTGGTTCAAATGATGGTATCTTGACATATACTGCAAGTTCTGATACTCTTGCATTTGCAACAGCGGTGGACGGCGGAACATTCAGTTAGTAGTCTAGGGAGATTGCCTAATGGCTACAACACCAATAAAACTTAAACGCAGTCACACAATATCGGTTATACCAGATACCTCAGACTTAATTGCTGGTGAAGTTGCGTTAAATACCGTAGACAAAAAGTTCTATGTTCGTGATGGTTCTAGTCAAGTTATCACACTTGCAAACCATTATGCAACGGACTTTGATGTTAATGTTGTTACGTTTAAAGTAACAGTTGCAACATCTTCTTCTGCACATTCATATCACGGTACTGGTTCTAGTAACAAGTATAAAATTAACGGTGTATTCTCTCCATATCTAAAACTTATTCCAAGAATTACCTATCGGTTTGACCAGAGTGATTCAAGTAACTCTGGGCATCCACTTCTTTTCTATTATGATTCTGGTAAAACCACTGCATATACAACTGGTGTTACAGTTGTAAATGGTTCAAGTGGGCCAGGCAGTTCTGGTGCATATACCCAGATTATTATTTCAGATACAACTCCACAAGTTTTACATTATCAATGTTCTTCACACGCAAATATGGGTTGGGCATTAACAACCAGTACAAGAAACTTAACTGGTTTTGATACAGATGATTTATCTGAAGGTTCTACTAATCTTTACTTTACTAATGCAAGAGCTGATGCAAGAATTAGTAATGCAATTAAAGATGAAGATAATATGGCATCAAATAGTGCAACTCATGTTCCATCACAACAATCAGTAAAAGCATATGTTGATGCTACAGTAGAAGCAACAAACGAATTGGTAGAAGATAGTTCTCCTCAGTTGGGCGCTAACCTTGACTTGAACTCAAATAATATTACTGGTACTGGTAACATTTCTACTACTGGTAATTTAACACTTACATCTACTGATGCTGGTGCAAGTGCAGCTCCTACAATTGATTTGGTTCGTGATAGTTCAAGTCCTGCTGATGCAGATTATCTTGGACAACTTGCATTTAAAGGTGATGATGACGGTGGTAGTTCTCATACATATGCAAAGATTACTGGTAAGATTGGTGACGCATCTGCTGGTAGTGAAGACGGTTTATTAGAATTTGCAGTCGTATCTGGTGGTTCAAATGAGATTGTTGCAAGAATAAAAACTGATGGTATTTTATTAAATACTGGAAATACACTTCGATTTGAAGGTGCAACTGCTGATGCACACGAAACTACACTAACAGTTACAGACCCAACAGCAGATAGAACAATCACATTACCAAATGCATCTGGTACAGTTCTTCTTGCAGATGGAGATGGTTCTAGTTTAACTGGTATTAGTTCAGACCTTTCAAATGATTCTTCACCCCAATTGGGTGGAGATTTAGATGTGGTTACTCACGGAATTGTTTCTACATCAAATAGAAATATTGCGATTACACCGAATGGTTCTGGTAAAGTAATTATTGATGGTCTATCTCATCCAGTAGCAGATGGTAACGCTGGACAAGTTCTAAAAACAGATGGTTCTGGTAATCTTGCGTTTGCATCTGTCGGTTCACTTGCTGGTGCTGGTATTCAAAACCTATCAGATGATTCTTCTCCACAACTTGGAGGCAACTTAGATGTAGTTACTCATAGTATTGTGTCTGCATCTAATAGAGATATTAACATAATACCAAATGGTAATGGTAAAGTTGTTGTGGGAACAAATGGTATTGAGTTTGGAGATGGAAGTATTCAGACGGCCGCTGGTGCGACAACTGGTTTTTCAATTGCAATGGCTACTGCACTTGGATAGTATGATAGTATAAATAAGAGTAAAGGAAAATGATATGGCAACCCCAAACACAAAAGCATCTCTAAAAGAACATTGTCTGAGAACTCTTGGTAAGCCTGTAATTGACATTAATGTTGATGATGACCAAGTAGATGATAGAATAGATGACGCATTACAATACTTTGCACAATATCATTATGATGGTATTGAGAGAGTTTATTTAAAACATAAAATTACACAAGCAGAGATAGACAGAGCTGCAACAAATACCTCTGAAACTGCAACTGATAAAGTGGATAATACTATTACAGCCGCTTGGTTAGATGGAAAAGGTTTTATACCAGTACCAGAAAGTGTATTATCAGTTGTAAGAATATTTGATTTTACAGATAAGAATACTGTAAATATGTTTGATGTACGATACCAATTACGTCTAAATGATTTGTATGACTTTAGTAGTGAATCTATTATTCACTATGAAATGACTATGCAACATCTAGATTTCTTAGACCATATTCTTGTTGGGGAAAAACCAATTCGTTTTAATCAACATCAAAATAGATTATATATAGATATGGATTGGTCACAAGATGTAAATGTTGATGATTACATTATTATTGAATGTTATCGTAAGTTAGACCCAACAACATACACAGATGTTTACAATGATATTTACTTAAAAAGATATACTACTGCACTAATTAAAAGACAATGGGGTGCAAATCTTTCTAAGTTTGAAGGTGTACAAATGTTAGGTGGTGTAACTCTAAATGGTGCGAAACTATTTGAGGAGGCTCAGGCAGACATAGAAAAGTTAGAGGAACAAATTCAACTTGCGTATGAACTACCACCCAACTACATGATAGGATAATTTGATGCCGACAAATGTATATTTCGATACTGGAACTAAACCAGAACAACATCTCTATGAAGATTTAATGATAGAACAATTAAGGATTTATGGACAAGATGTTTTCTATATTCCAAGAACTTTAGTAAAAGAAGATGAACTCTTTGGAGAGGACACTCTTTCTAAGTTTGATGACGCATATCAAATCGAAATGTATTTTGAAAATGTAGAGGGGTATGAAGGTGAAAAAGAAATAATGTCCAAGTTCGGTTTACAAATGAATGAGGATGTTACCTTTGTAGTTGCAAGAAGAAGATTTGAACAATTAGTATCTCACGATTCTAATTTGATTGTGAAGACAAGACCGAATGAAGGTGACTTGGTTTACTTTCCAAAAGTAAAGAAGATATTTGAAATATCTTTCGTAGACCATGATGACCCATTCTATCAAGTCCACAATGTTCCAGCTTTTAAATTAAAGTGTAAGACTTTTGAATACAGTGGAGAAGATATTGATACTGGTATTACAGAGATTGATGCAATTGAAACTGCAAACTCTCTAGACCAATTAGTATATCAAGTTTCTTTGGAAGATGGAACTGGTTCACTACTCACTGAAACTGGTGACTATATAATACAAGAGGCATTTGTTGTTGATACGATTGATGAGAACGCAATGAACGACTTCTTTGAAACACAAGATGATAATATCATAGACTTTTCGGAGTCAAATCCGTTTGGTGATATTGGAAAATAATAGGATAATAATATGTTAGGACAACAATTTTACCATGAAACTATGCGAAAGGTGGTTGTCGCCTTTGGTACTATTTTCAATAATATTAATATAATAAGAACAAATAGTTCTGGTGCAACTGTGCAAAGTATGAAAATACCTCTTGCATACGGCCCAAAACAAAAGTTTTTGACAAGACTTAGAGAAGACCCAACCCTCAGTAAAAAGGTTGCGTTGACTTTACCACGAATAGGTTTTGAGATTTCTGGTATTTCTTATGACCCATCTCGTAAACTAAACTCTGTTCAAAAAGTTAAAAAAACAAATGATTCAACAGACGGAAAAACATTATCATCACAGTTTATGCCTGTACCATATAATATGGATTTTGAATTAGTAGTTATGGCAAAACAATCTGATGATGCACTTCAAATTGTAGAACAAATTTTACCTTTCTTCCAACCAGATTATACAATTACACTTAATGATAATTC